GTACTAACACTATATCTGTAAACACCTACATTATCCCAAGTTCTATATGCTATACTATCTTTTCTCATATCTATTAAATCGGTCATTTGCTTATCCCCTTAAATAATATTTGTAATGTATCTGCAATAGTATTTCGATCAATTATTTCTCCCTGTTTTTGTTTATCTGCTATACTAATCATTATTTTAATGAATTTAAGTCTAGTAGATCTAGGGCAATCTAAATAATTATCTAAAAGTATTCTCCACTCTTTTTTATTCAACTCATTCATTTGTAATCTCCTCTACTGTATATCCATCTCGTATACAAATCTCATATGCTAATTCACGCAATACTTCTTCACTTATTAATTCTAATGCTTCTTCTCCACATATATCCCATATTGCTAAAGTATCTACACTATCTAGTGCCTTTCTTATTTCTTCACTCATATTTTAATTACTCCCAATATTATGATAAATATAATTACCATAAATCCATATCTTAAAATTGTTTCTCTCATATTACCACACACCCCTCTGATATGCTACATATTAAACCTAGTACCATTATCCAAAATAATGCTGAAACAGGATTACTGAAACTCAATATCTACTCCTCTACTAATTTATACACTTCTTATATAGTCTATCATATTAAACCTAATCAAGTCAAGTCCAATAAAATATTTCTTCTCATATAATTCATATTTAAATTGTATCATATTTAGTCCAGTCAAGTAAACCATATAAAAATCCCCTACCCAATTTTATTCGAGTAGGGGATATAATTTAAATTGGTAGTATCTTCTTCAATACCCATCTGACCTTTCCTAGTATTCCTAGTAGTAAGTCTTTGACCTTTCCTAGTATTCCTTTGATCAGATCGCTTCCAACTTCATACAATATTAGTATTATGTTTACCCTCAAAGTGTATCTCCTTGATTAGTTTATAAAAAATCTAATCTAAACAATCACACTCACCTCCACAACATTCATTTTTCTGTAAATCTTCGCAATTACATTCACATTTACACAGTCCTTCTTCTTTGCATATACATTCATCTAAATCACATTCTACCTCTAAGCAACATTCTTCTGGATTACAACATTCATTCTGCGTCATTGGTGTCCTCCTCCTGCTTTCCAAGTGGTTTCCCATCTAAAATATCGAGGTTCGTTTCCTTATCTTCTCTTTCCTTGATATTTTTTTGAATATCATATTTGGTTATTTGAGTAGGATGTGTTCCCCATTTCCTTGATTTTTTAATAAGTGCCATATTTTGTGTCCCTCGTTGACTTGCTACGTCTTCCATAGCTTCCTTGTCCTATACCAATATTTTGTTTCCCAGTAGTTCTTGGTTTCCTTTTGTTTCCTTGGATTTCATAGATAATAGGACCCAAGCTTTCCTTTAAAAAAAGAGCTTTTAATATTTTATAATACGAGTTCATCTCGCTTCCTAGTCTTTTAATTTTTCAGCTAACTTGTTACGTTTCTCTCGTCCTTCGCTTCCTTCAGAAAAATCATCATAGCCTTCCTTTTTAGCTTGTGCTGTTGCAAGAGCATAAGGACTATTACTTGTATAGTCTTTTTTGCCTTCTTTTGCAAACCATTTTAGGAAAGTTTTTGTAAGAGGAAGAGATGCCTTTGGAGGTGTTAGAGCTTCCTCATAATGATTTGCTCCAGCTTCCTCACCTGCTTCATTAACAACCCAAGGAACGTACTTTGGGTTTTCCATTACTGGAGTGTACCTTGCAAATTCCGCTTCCAATTCCTTTGGAAATCCTTGTTCGTCTAACAGATTATGGTGGACTCTTTCTCTACCATGATAGTTTTCTAGGGTAGCAAACATCTTATTTCCTGAAAGAGGATCACTTGCTTTCCCATTCTCTTTTGAAAGCCAATTAAAGAAAGTTGTTGTAAAGTCTATGTTTCCGTTTGATTTCCTAATCATATTTATTTCCTCTCTTGGTTTTGAAGTTGATTTTGTTAAGCAACTTCCATCTGCACAAGAACCCTGTGCTACGTTGTCTGATTTAAGTAAATCAAATGACGCTCCTTGATTCACTCCTTTTTCACATACTGTTACCTCTGCAAGTTCTAAATCATCTACTTGCATGTAAGATTGTAAACCTTTTGTCATATTCTGCATCTTAGTTGCTGAACCAGCTATAGAATAGGATTTGAGCTTTCCTTCATTTATTTGTTCTTTCACTCTATCAGAAATCTTTGTATCATTTCTCATCTCAGTAATAAAGAACAAACCATTTTCATTTACTCCACTCTTAAAGATTTGACCAGCTTTGTTAATATAAGCTGGTAAAGCCCAACCTACTTGAACATCTGAATGTAGAACCATAGCGTTCCTAGTTCTAAAACTTTTCATGTAATTGTCAAATGCCTTTTCCAAAGCAACTGTAGTAATAAGATGTCCTTCTCTATCTACTAATTCAACAGAGGCTGGACCTCCTAATACTACTGGTTCTTTTTCTAATTTTACAGCTGCTTTCTTATATGTTTCATCATTTGGATACGCTCTATGTAAAGTCATAATTTCAGCTGAGGAAGCAATCCCTGCTTTATACAATCTTTTAAATTCATCTAAAGCTTTTGATATATCTTTAAGTGAAACCTTTCCTCCTTCAGCTTTTTCTAATAAAGCTAATGAAGAACTATCAGACACATTCTGATACATATCTCTATTTATTGTAGTAATTCGTTCTGCAGTCATTGTCATGACAGTTGTCTCCTTATCCTACTGGGAATGATGTTCCCCAAATTACGCCTTCATATCCAGTACTTGATGCACTACCATAGATAGATGCATTCTTCCTAAAGTCTAATGGATGCGTACTATGGAACCAATTATGTTCTGTGGTATCGTTACCAGTCAGCTTAATTGCTGCTGTACTTGCTTCTGCAGTACAATCAAATGCTACATATAATACTTGAGAGGCGTGTGTGTTTCTAATACTAATGCCTCTAATTACTCCTATAGGTGAGAGATGTCTTGATCTTGAGAGGTTTGCAGTGCCTTCCCATTCATATCCATTTCCACCTGCTAGGCTACCATCTATATAATCGATAATACTTGAATCTTTTCTAACATCCCACATCAAACAATCCCATAACATATTAATATTATGTTGTGTACTTGAACAGAACTTAACTCTGTATGTAGCAGGGGTTGTTCCTGATGGAATATTGTATGCTACACTTACTCTTTGGTAAGCTGTAGTTAAACTAACTGCAGTTCCAGTAACTAGAGCAGTTCCACTTGAATCTGTAATCTGCATTACTGCATCTCCTGATGCTGATGCTCCTCTTACCATTCCTGAAGCTACTATCCATCTATCTGTGTTTTGATTTAAATCAGCCCCACCTCCAGAAATAGAAGTTGTAGTTACATAAAATCCTTCTTTAGCTGCTGAGTTTGATGGGTTTGCTGTAAGTTCTGCTGAACCCAAATGAGGTGCACCAGTGGTTCTAGAAATTGCTGAACCGTCTGCTGTAAATTCTGATATAGTTGCATTCTCTATTGATGGGTTTGTTATTTGATTTATTCCGGGACTACCTGAAGTAGCTAGTTCCCAACTTGCAGTAGTACCTGCTGAACCACCTTGATCTAATTCATAATATGGTCCTGCATGAATGTTTAAGATATCAACAGCACTTGTTCCTACAGTACCACTAAAGGGTACATATCTATCATAGGGAGCTACGGAAGTACGAGTACTAGGATCAGTATTCCATTCTTTCCATTCCCATGATTTATCATAACTATTTGTAAAGCCTGCCATTTATTCGCTCTCCTTTATATATAAAATATTTTCTACTAGCTGCCAAGACAATATAGTCAAGGCAGCTTTTAGTAGATTTTTGCTAATCGCTAATGTTTAAGTTCCGTATAATTTAATTATAAACTTACCGGCATCATAAGTACCATCAGTAGTACCTCCACCACCTGTTAAGTATAAATACTTGTCAGCAGCTGGCATTCCAGTGATAGGTCTCATATTTACGTTTGCAGCAACTGTCCAGTCCGCACCAGCGGCTAGAACAGCAGTCTGGTTAGATAAACCAGAGATAGCTGCATCTTCTGTACCAGTAGCTTCGTCAGCATACCATACGTCAATATCTGGTTCACCAGTTGTAGGTGTTTCCAAACATTGCATATAACCACCAACGATAGTACCGTTAACAGCTGCAGTTATCTGTCCAATATGACAGTTAGCTGTAGCATCTTTACCAATAATATCGTTAGCTACATTGGAATTTAATCCAGTTAGGTCAATATAGATAGTTGTTTCATATAAACCACCAATTTTTACTACTGAAGATTTGTAAACTGTACCAGTACCACCAGTGATACCAGTTCCAGCTGACACTGCTTCTGTAGTTCCTAGACTAGTTGCACCTGCAACTGCTAGTGTACCTGACACTTCTGTAGCAGATGATGTTACGTTCAGTGAATCACCGTCCCATGAAAGTGTAGCATCACTATCTGTACCGAAGATTATAGTTTCATCATCAGCGAAATAGTTAAAGTCATATCCTAATGCAGACCTAGCTAGAACTCTAGTGTCTTCGGTCACATCGGACATTTTAAATGAATGTTTCGCCATATTTAATTTTCTCCTTGTTTAGCATAATGGGTGGGGAGACTAGCCCCCCATCCCATTAATTAATTTTCTTTACAAGTTTAGATTACGCGTTTAAGTCTGTAATCTTAGCTTGTGTGAAGAAGTTGTGACATCGCATTTCTGCCATAGTGTATAGTAATCCTCTTACTACTAGAGCGTTAGCTGCAAAGTAGTCTCTGTTTTCTATATACTGTGTTGGTTGTGCCACAGCTATTTCAAGATAGTCTGTGTCCAAAACATATACGTTTGAACCCAATACTGCGTCAGCTGTGCTAACACCCTTTGGAGTGTCTGCATCTGGCAAGATTGGAATACCTTGGTAAGTTGCAAGAACTAGTCCAGTTCGAGTTCCGGGGAAGGTTCTTTCAGAACCCACACCAACTTGGTACTCTTCCTGTCCTAAGTATCTCTGTTGTGATTGTAGTAATCTTTCTAGTTTGAAGTATTGGTCATGACCCATAACGATTAGTTTAGGTTCTCCACCATTAGTTCTTACTGTCTGAATACAGTCATCAAGTAGGTTTAGAGAAAGGTCTCTTCCTACACCGTTGTTATCCTTAACTGTAGCAGCGGCGTTCCAGTTTCCTGAAGCCCTTGCTCCGAATGTTAAGTCATAAGCATTAACACCACCGTTTGCGGCGAAGTTTGAGTTAGAGTCGTAAGACCCACCTACTACAGCTCCGTCAGCTTGAACGATGTCGTCAATTGAAGTTAGTCCTGCTCTTTTTACAACGATCATACCGTCACCGTCAGCAATAGTAGCTGATGCAGTAGCGTGAGTAATAGCACCCGTAGATGTGTTTACTGCTGAAACTGCTAGTCCAGATGAGTCAATGTAGTCATTTGCAGAAGTATCCCAGTATGCAACTGAGTCTCCAATTTTTATGTTTTTAGCTACTGATGCTGGTACAGTACCAGTAGTTGAGGAACCTGCAGATACAACGTATCCAGATCCCGCCATTAGTTCTTCGTTAATTTCTTTAACGTGGTCAAGTTGTGCATTTTCGTTTTCCAATGCTAACACATCACCAACACCACCTTCTAGCTGTGCAGTAAAGACTGACTTCACTGAAGCACCAAAAGTAGTTGAAACAATTCTAGGTAAACTAGAAATGCTTTCAATGTTAGAAACGTCAACTGTAGGAAGTGAACCAGTTTCAGTTACAGGTCTTGATCGTCCTGAACCTCTGTCTGTTCTTATCCTCCAACCAGCTGTGTTACCCCAAACAGTTCTTGGGACAGCATTGAAGAAACGAGTTTGGTTGTTTAATGAATGCCAAACTTTTCTACCATAGGTAGTATTAAAAATACCTGTAGCAGTGTCCACTGTAAAGTAAGTCTGTTTCTGTAAGTATTCAGGTCCGAATACTGAAGAATACAAACCTCTTTGAGACTGAGCAACGTACTCAGATAATGATGGATTTGTTGCCATAATTAATTTCTCCTCGTTCTTTTACTAAAATTTATTAATTGCCAAGTAGTTCCCTAGGTACACCAGAAGTGTCTCCAGAGTCTATTTTGTGTTGTAGGTCTCTTAATTGTTTGTAAGACAAACTAGTTAAGTCATCTACTACATCACCACTTGCAGCACTTTTTACAATTGGAGTAGTTCCATCTGTTCCTAGTGCATCATTATTTAAAAGAGCTGGTCTTTGCAAACCATTCTCTTCTCTAAAGCCCATCTTTCGTAGTCTTCCAACAGACTCTTCTTCGATAGCTTTTTCCATGTTTGCTTCATAAGCAGCGACTGTCTTCCTCAAAGCATCAAGTTCTTTCCTCATTGCTTTCATTCCGTCATCGTCTTTTTCGTCTTCATCTTCTGCTTTCTCAACATCATCTTCTTCTTCATCAGCAGCTTTGTCAACTGGCTCTTCATCAGAACCATTGTCTTCATCATCAGCTGCTTTGTAGGCAGCCTTTTCTTCTTCCTCGTCATCACTTTCCATGTCGGCAGCTTGAATAACAGCTTGCTGATCTTCTATTTTAGTAGTCGGGTTAGCGGCAGATTGAGCATCATCATGTGAAGGTGCTGAACTCTTTGCTTTCCTTTCTTTACTACCATCGACATCCATTCCAAGAGGGTTATCCTCTTTTATCATTGAAACGACTTCTGATGCGACTGCTTTTACTAAGTCTGCTTTTTCGGCTTGTATAGCCTTCTCTTCCTCATCTATTCTATCATCCTCTTCTTCTTTTGTAAGTCTTTCGTCCATCTTAGCGAGCACTTCTGCTACTGCAGATAAAGCAAGGTTAGTACCTTGCATGTGGTTCTCTAATTGTGTGAATTCTTCTGACATATTTACGACCTCCTATGTCACCTTTCCAGTCCATTCCAGACTAAAAGTGTCTAAAAGTTTATTAATTCTCAAAAGGTTGGTCTAAGCCACCCCCGACCTTTATGAAATTATAATATAAAAAGGGTAATATTACCCCATCTGTTATATTATACTATAAATAAAGGGATTTTTTACATAAATATTACGAGTTTTATCTATAAAAAGTATAGATTATTCGATATTTTCTTCAATAAGTTCACCAGAATTAAGTTTAATCATCTCGTTTCGATAGTCATACAAGGGAACTTGAATAAGTTTCTTGAGTTTTTCGAGTTGATTACCTTCTGGCATAGATGCTTCAACTAAATCTAATACCTTACCAACCATCCTAGAATGTCTGGCGATAATATATTCTTGTTCAGCTGTAACTTTACTAATGTCTACCATAGTTTCCTCCTTTGTTTATAAAAATCTTCTAAGAACATCTTGTCTCCCCCTCTTCATACTCGAAGGAAGACCTAACTTCCTAAGATCTCTATACTTTCTACTTGCCAATACTTTTCTATAAGCATCATCAATAAACGGTGTGGGTTGTCTTGCAGTTGTATTTACAACTTTCCACTCACCTGTTTTAGGATTTAACATTGGTCTACGACCATAATATGTTTTAGTATGTGCTCTCACTGATACTGTATTAGATTTTCGTTTTATATTCGCCATCTTTTTTAAATCACTATACGAACCTTGTCTAGGTCTTTTCATTCTATTAGGATTTCCTGATCCTACTCCAGTAACTTTAGTATCAATATTTAAAGCAACTGGTGATGTACTTCCTCTCTTCCTTCTTCTATGCCTTTGTACTTTCTGTTTATAAATCTGCTCGGCTGCTTCTTTCCCATCATGAATCAGTCTTGCATGCGGAGCATTATAAACTATTTCAAATCCAGTTGCATTCATAATAATATCTCCGCTTTCCTTTAACCATCCAGATCGG